GCGTTCTAAAATTATTAGCCCGGCACTCCAGCAAGCTGTTGAGTCTGCTGTTGCAGAGGTAGAGGAAGCAACCTTTGGACGTGGAAAGTGGTTTGATATTAAGGACGACTTAGGCGATCAAAACCCTGTAGACATACAAGCCTTGCGTAGTCAGCTAGATGAAGACTTCCAGAAGACACAGGTGCGTAAAGCTGTTGCTGAATGTATTCTAAACTCTGCTATCTTTGGTACAGGCATGGGCGAGCTAGTGCTAGAAGAAAAGACTGAGATGCGTCCAGCAACACAGCCTGTGATGGATGGTGCTATGCTGTCCTATGGTGTGATGGAAACAGACCGGTTTGTTGTTAAGTTGCGCCCTGTACTGCCACAGAACTTCCTAATCGACCCTGTAGCGACATCTGTCGATGAAGCACTTGGTGTAGCGATTGATGAGTTTGTGCCAAAGCATTTAGTTGAACAGGGCGTAGAAAGCGGCATCTACCGACAGGTGGTATTGGAGTCTACGTATGCAGACACCAACTTAGAAGCCGATAAAGAAATTACAATGTATGACGACGACAAAGTGCGTCTGACAAAGTATTACGGCTTGATTCCAGCAGACTTGTATTTCGATGCCATTACAGACGGTCTGACAGAAGAAGAAATCGAAGAGCTAGAAGAGCCAACGACACAGTATGTCGAGGCTATCGTGGTGATTGCTAACGGCGGGCAGTTGCTGAAAGTTGAAGAAAACCCCTATATGATGAAAGATCGGCCTGTTGTAGCATTCCCTTGGGATGTTGTACCCGGACGTTTCTGGGGACGTGGGATTTGTGAGAAGGGATATAACGCACAGAAAGCACTAGACACTGAACTCCGAGCTAGGATCGATGCACTTGCGCTTACTGTACACCCTATGCTTGCTGTTGATGCTTCACGCCTTCCTCGTGGAACACGCATGGAAATTCGACCCGGAAAGACCATCCTTACGAACGGCAATCCCGCAGAAATCTTACAGCCTTTTAAGTTCGGCAACCTCGATGGTAACACTTTCAATCAAGCGGCTTCCCTGCAACAAATGGTGCAGATGGCAACAGGGGCAATCGATGCGGCAGGCATCCCCGGCTCCATCAACGGTGACAGCACAGCCGCTGGCATCTCAATGAGCCTTGGTGCCATCATCAAGCGTCACAAGCGCACATTGATTAACTTCCAAGAAGCATTCCTACTGCCGTTTGTACAGAAGGCGGCATATCGGTACATGCAGTTTGATCCTGAACTGTATCCCGTACAAGACTACAAGTTTGTAGCCTCAAGCTCACTAGGCATCATTGCTCGTGAATATGAAGTGACACAGCTAGTACAACTTCTACAAACAATGTCGCCTGATTCGCCTATGTATCCTCTGTTGATTGAGAGCATTGTCGAGAACATGAACCTTGCCAATCGTGAAGAAATCATTGCAGGTCTTCAGCAAGCTAACCAGCCAAATCCACAAGAGGCTGAGATGGCTATGCAAGCCCAGCAGATGCAAATGGCTACACAGCAAGCACAGATGCAGGTTTATGAAGCACAGTCGGCTGAGTCGATGGCACGAGCTAGAAAGCTCTTGACAGAAACACAGTTTGTACCATACGAGAACGAAACAGATCGTTTGAAGGTACTCACCACCAACTTAGAACCGGGCGACCAAGACGAGAAAGAATTTGAGAAGCGTGTCAAGCTGGCAGAGCTACTACTCAAAGAACGAGCCATCAAATCTGATGAGCGTATTGTAGACAAGCAAATGAGGGAAAATAATCTATGATTACCCAAGCTGAACTGAACACAGTGTTAATAGAAATTAACAAAATTTTAACAAAAATTAATGAACGCTTGACAGCCCTAGAAGAACAATCTAGCAAGCCAACAGCACCTGCAAGGAAGAAAGAGCCTGCACAGTCTTGACTTTTGGCATGATTTATGCTAGAATATATTATATAGACAACGCACCAACAAGGAGAATGTGTTGACCTTAGAAGATGAAAAGTATTACGAAGCCTACTTCGACTTATTTATCCATTCGGGTTGGAAGCAACTCGTACAAGAGCTAAAAGAAACCCTTGAGACATATCGAATAGAAGATATTGATAACGAGGGTACGTTGGCTCGTGTGAAAGGCGAACGTAATATGCTTTATAGGCTTGTTAATTTTGAAACAGCCTTGAAAGAAACATATGAATCAATTTTGGAGTCTGAACGTGCTGAAACGGTTTGACTTCAAATGTACAGAATGTAACCACATTGAAGAACAGTGGGTGGACTCTAACGATAAGCTCACCACCTGTTATGAATGTGGACATACCGCAGTGAGGATAATCTCTCCGATCTCTACGAAGTTTAACGGTGTTGGATGGCCCGATGCCGATGATAAGTGGGCAAGAGATCATGAGAGAGCCGCACGTAAATAATCACTTCCATAATGCTTTTTAAGCACGGAGTACAATATGGCAACATTAATTGAGCGTCCTGAAGAAGACGAAAACGAAGAGTATGCAACGCTAGAACAACCTGAAGAAATTTCTGAACAGCCTCAAGAAGAGACACCTGCACCAGAAAACGAACTACCTGACAAGTATCGGAACAAAGACATTAAAGACATTGTTCAGATGCATCAAGAAGCTGAAAAGCTTTTAGGTAAACAGTCTTCAGAAGTTGGAGAGTTGCGAAAAATCGTTGATGATTTCGTCAAAACTCAGACACAACTCAGTCAAGAACAACAAAGCCCACAGGCACAAGATGAGGAAATCGACTTTTTCTACGATCCTCAAGCCGCTATCAATAAAGCGATTGAAAGACATCCTAAAGTCAAGGAAGCGGAGCAGTATACACAACAGGCACGTCATGCGTCTATTGTGAATCAACTTCAGTCGAAACATCCAGACTACAGCGACATTGTTCGTGATGAAGAGTTTGGTAAGTGGATACAAGCTTCCAAGGTACGTACTGAATTGTTCGTACGGGCTGACAAGCAGTTTGACTTTGATAGTGCTGACGAGCTATTGACTCTTTGGAAAGAGCGTCAACAAGCAGTGAACACTACAGAGACAATGCAGAGAGCCGACCGGGACCGTCAAGCTAAAGCCGCTTCTACTGGTAGTGCGAAAGGATCTGGTGAAGCACCTAGTCGTAAGATTTATCGTCGTGCCGACATTATTGAACTCATGCAAAAAGACCAGAAGCGTTATAATGCAATGTCTGATGAGATTATGCGAGCATACGCTGAAGGTCGTGTTAAATAACCTAAAGCATTAAGGAGCTTTAAAATGGCACTTGGTACTAACCACGTCACCAATACAACTGGTGCAACTTTCATCCCAGAAATCTGGTCTGATGAAATCGTAGCGGCATACGAGAAATCACTCGTACTTGCCAATCTTGTAAACCGCATGCCAATGACAGGCAAGAAGGGTGACACTATTCACATCCCTAAGCCTACTCGTGGTGATGCATCTGCAAAGTCTGCTGAAACTCAGGTAACACTGATTGCGGCAACTGAGTCAGAAGTGCAAGTCACTGTAGACAAGCACTACGAATACTCACGCCTAATCGAAGACATCACCGACGTACAGGCTTTGTCTTCACTCCGTCAGTTCTACACTTCTGATGCAGGCTATGCATTGGCGAAGCAAGTGGACACTGATCTGTTTGTATTAGGCAAGCGTTTGGGCGACGACAATGGCTCCGGTAGCGACTGGATTCATTCAAATTCGTTCTACATGGATGCTTCTACAGGCCTCACTGCATATGCGGCTGACACTGTAGTTCCTGCTGACATCTTCTCAGATGCTGGCTTCCGTGCCGCTGTTAAGCAGTTGGACGACAACGACGTTCCTATGGACAATCGTTTCTTAGTCGTTCCTCCTTCAGTCGTACAAACCATTCGTGGTATCGACCGTTACAACTCTTCAGACTTCGTATCTGGACAGCCTGTAGCGAATGGAAACATTGGATCACTCTACGGTATCCAAATCTACGTTTCTACAAACTGCCCTGTCACTGAGACAGCCGCTGAAAACGGTGCTACCGGTGGTGGCGACCTCAAAGCAGGTCTGTTGGGTCACAAAGACGCAATGGTGTTTGCAGAGCAAATGGGTGTTCGCACTCAAACTCAGTACAAGCAAGAGTATCTCGGTGACTTGTTCACTGCCGACACTCTGTACGGCACTCAGGTATTACGTCCTGAATCAGCTTTGGCATTGGTCTTCAACGCCTAAAGCAACTATCGGGGGAGTCTATTCAGGCTCCCCTGTCTTATTTCTAACTGGAGATTTCAATGGCGATCTATCGTGGTACAGGTGGTGCAGGCGATTCAACGACTGACGCTACAGTCACTGAGGTAACTCAACAGGCTGTCAACGCCGCCGCTTCAGCTACTGCCGCCTCATCTTCAGCTACATCAGCCGCTACGTCAGCTACGAATGCGGCAACAAGCGAAACAAACGCCGCTACCTCTGCGTCGAATGCATCCACTAGTGCGACCAACGCCGCTACATCAGCGAGCGAAGCCTCTACATCGGCGACGAATGCGTCCACCAGTGAGACTAATGCGGCTACATCAGAAAGCAACGCTTCTACGTCAGAGACTAATGCGGCAACATCAGCGAGCAATGCCGCAACATCAGAAGCGAATGCGGCTACGAGTGCTACGTCGGCTAGTACGTCTGCTACCAATGCGGCAACGTCAGAGACTAATGCGGCAACATCAGCCTCTAACGCTTCTACAAGCGAAACAAACGCTTCTACGTCTGCTACAGCCGCACAGACTGCACAGACAGCGGCAGAGACTGCACAGGCCGCCGCAGAAGCCGCACAGGAAGCGATTGACGGGCTTTACTTAGGCGCACAAGCCTCTGACCCCACACTCGACAACAACGGCGATCCTATTACGTCTGGGGATTGGTATTACAATACAACCACTGGTGTGACACGGATTTATGACGGTACACAGTGGAACAATGGTGCTGTATCGACTACAGGATTTTTACAGGCTGTCAACAATCTATCAGACCTAAACAATGCCGCCACTGCCCGTACCAACTTAGGGCTAGGCACTGCGGCTACGACAGCCTCTACAGACTATGCGACAGCCGCCCAAGGTACATTAGCTGACTCAGCGTTACAGTCGGGTGATAACATCTCGACGTTGACGAATGATGCAAACTACTCTACCACTACAGGTACAGTGACAAGTGTTGCGGCTACGGTTCCTACAGGACTTGCTGTTTCAGGCTCACCAGTTACAACCACTGGGACAATTGCCATTGCATACGCATCTGGTTATGCTATTCCAACAACAACAAAACAAACGCAATGGGATACAGCATACGGATGGGGCGACCACAGCACTGTAGGATATTTAACGTCATTCACAGAAACGAATGATCTATCTGCGGCAGTGACGTGGGCAAACGTACCAGACGCTAACATCACACAATCATCAGTTACACAGCATCAAGCGGCCTTGTCTATTACAGAATCTCAAATCAGTGACCTTGGGCCATACGATCCCGCAGGCACAGCCCTCGCACTCAGCATTGCACTAGGATAGGAACATGGCGAACGTCTTCAAAAACTACACATCAGCATCTGTCGGCACATCACCTGTCACGGTGTACACAGTACCTTCATCGACGACTGCGGTACTGATCGGTTGCAACATCGCAAACCGCACAG